CCATAATGTTTGTTTTTCTTGTACACTTGCTGGTAAAGGCTGGTATAATTTAAACAATATTTCATATCCACCAGGATCTTTACTTAAAGCAACATTAACAGCAACATATTGTGTGTTATTTCCAAAATTTAATAAGTAATCTACATAATAATTTGTAGTATTAATTTTATTTATTAAATCTAAAGAGGAACTTTCAATTTGTTCATTTGTTAGTGTAGTAGAAGCAAGTGCTATTTCTGTTCTATCTTGAGAGATAGTTTTAACAAATAAGTTTTGATCAATAAAGTTAGATACTTTATTTTGAAAGAAATTATATCTAACTGAAAATTCACCTGAAGTATATCCTAGGTTTTGTAGATCTTTAACAGGGTCAATTTCAATAATAGGAAACAATGAGCTAGTAGGAGTAGCTAAAGTAGAATCTATACCTACATCTGTAGTTTGAATTTCACCTTTGGTATTAGGAAAATCACTTACAGCTGGAGTTAATCCATTAGTAGTAGGAAGTTTATAATTAGCATAATTATAATCAATATTTAAAATATTTCCTGCTATATCATAAATATAATATTCAATATAATCATTACTACCACCAAAATCCTCTTGTAAATTTCTAGAAGCAATTAAATTAGTATCTTCTACAGAATAACGAGAAACTGTAGTTGTGTTGATTATATTACCTACTATTTTAATATTATTAGCCATTATCTCCTAACTTGATTTATATCGTTTAATGCTGTTTGAGCATCTAATACTTGTTGTCTTAAAGCTGTAATTTCATCAAGTAGAGCTTGAATATCATCTTGATCAATTATTACTCCTAAATAGTCAGCTTCACGTTGTAAAATATATCTATGTGAATCAGCTTCTCCTTCTTTAGGTATTTGATAAAATAATTGATCATATAAAGTAAAAAAATCCTCAAGAGTAAAAGTAGGGGTTGGAACCTCAATTTGTTGATTTAATAATTGAGAAAATTCAGTATCAATTACTTTACCAAATTGGTTTTTATCAAATACTTGCTTTTCTATAGGAATTTGAGACATTATCTTACAACTTTAAAATAATAATTTTCATCAAACACAATTACTTCACCATTAGATAATACAGACTTAAATAATAGTTTGTAATATCTTTCTGGTTCTAATCCGTTCATATATATATCAAAATAGCTTCCACTTGGATCACAACTAATTTTAGTATATGTTGTATCGTAATCTACGACAATTTCTTCAGTGTCCAAATCTTTTATTGACCAATATGAAGCTGTTGGTAAAGCATAATTAACTAAGGCATAACTAAATGATGATGTTTGGAATGTTCTAGGAGGATATTTTGCTCTAACATTAACTCTAAAACGTTGAATTGAATCTTGTTGATATGAGTTTTTGTTATTACCTAAACTAGCATAATATAAGTCAGAATCCATTGTTGATTGGGATCCAACATTATATGAAAAATCATTCCATCTGATTTCTAAACATGGAGGATAAATAGTGTGTGTAGTATCTGAAAAATATTTAGTTTCAAATTTAGATGCTGTTGTAAATTCTAAAGATGAAGAATGTTTTAAAATAAAACCATTATTAGCAATTACATTAGTATAACTAGCACTTATAGCGTTAGTTACTTTTAACTCAATATCTTTAGTAGATATAAAAGTAAAAGATTGAGTTGATTCATAAGCAGAAGCAGTATACCATAAACCACCTCCAGCATTAGAACCACTATATGAGCCTGTTTGGCCTGAAGGAAAAGAACCAGGTGAAAACCATACTCCACTTCCACTTTTTTGTGTATATCCCCAGCTAACACCATCTGTTGTAATAGGAAGATTTGCTAATCTACCTGTACCCATATTCCAATCTGATGCTAAAGGATGAGAAAATATTTTATAATTTAAAGGAATTGATGTAGCATTAGCTAAATATAATTTTAAATAACAATCAAAACTAGCGGTTTTTACTTTATCAGCAAATGTACCTGATATTTCACTAGATGGAAACTTAATTAAAATACGTGATACTTCATTAGTACTATCAATAGATTCAAATGTACTAAGCTCTAAAATCTCATCTAATCCTGTATTTAAAGTAGGGTAGTATGAATATAGGGTAGCACTTTTTTCAGGAAATATTTTATATACAGCCATTTTATTTACTTTATGCTAATAAATGATAATATTCTTTAAAATGCTTTTGACGATCAGCTAAACCAATAGTACCACCATTTACACATTTAGTTACAGCAAGTACAGAAGTATCAGATGCATCTTTACATTTAGCTAAACAGTTCTTAGAAAAGAACCAAGCAGCTGATAATAATGGGTATTTAGTAGCAACTAAATCAGGATTAGCAGCAATATCAACACCAATTGCTTTACCAAAAGCAGTATAGTTTTGCTTACCTGTTAATTGGATGTAACCACGTCCGCGAAATTTAAATCCTTCACCTGATGCTTCATCTCCATTTCCCATACGACCACCATAAACACGGTTAGCGATTTTTTCTGGTTTACGTTGATATTGTTCAGCTAATACAGAAGTAGGAAAATATTTTTTAAATATACCCATAAGTCCCTTAGCAGAATAGTTAAGATTTTCGTTTACAACACGAAAACCACCACTTTCGTGACCACATTGAGCTAAGAAGTGTGCTACTTCAACTGGTGTGTCAATTCCAAATTTAGTCATTACCTCAGGAATCTGAGCGATTACTGTATCTGGTACATGTCCTTTTAATTTACTTAAATCCATACTTTATAATTTTTAAAATGGTACTACTCTTCCTTGAATATCTGTATCTGGAAATCTAATTTCAAATATACTTGGGTCTACTGAAGGATAAATATTACCCATTCTAGTAGCTCCTGGGATGTCATAAGCATAAGGAGAATAGTTTCCTCCTTGCTTATTTATTATTTCAACCTTAATAATGTTTTGTACACCTTTAACCTGTAATAAACGAGATGTAATATCGGCAAGTACAATAGGCTGGTTAATATTCCACTTTTCAATTGCAAAATGATCTTGTAAAGCCACAATACAGTTAGTTACAACATCATTATTACTATATCCACTAGCTACTACAATATCAAAATTAACTCCAATATTAATATAGAAGGCATCTTTAATGTTTATAGCATCAGTTACCATTCTAAATTCATTAATATAAGAAGCTAAATTATTTTTTAATGTTGTTGAAGCTGCTGTTAGTTGTTTATTACTATTATAAGCTAAAACATACATATCTAAAGATAATGGATTGCGCTCTTCAGTAGTTGCTACTGTTGGTGTTGCTAGTGCTTCACGAGCAACATCTTGAGTAACATATACTTTAGATATTGATCCATAATTAGAAGGTAATGATAATGCTCTTACCATATAATCTTCTCTAGTTACAGCACGTAATTGAGATTGGTAAGCATAAAAGGCATTATTACGAATTTCTTCAACTTGATCTCCGTTTCTTCCACCAGATGCAACAACAGGATTAGTTGAGGCTATACTATCTATGATAGTAGTAGTTAATCCTCCTGTAATTCCACTTGGAAAATAAGCGGTAGTTTTATCTATAATAGTTAAAGCATTTGTTGGTACATTTGATGTAACACCTCCACCAACGAGATATCTTATAGTAATATCATTACTTGGAGCTAAACCATATTCTTGAGTAAAGAATACAGATGCCTGGTTAAAATTATTATATAAATTAGATATACCTGGTACTAATCCAAGTTGAATGTTATCAGGATTCGGAATAATATTATTATCAGGTAAAGTAGATATTCCTGCTCCAAATTCAAGTTGTAATGTACTATTAGTTAAAAAACGAGAAACAAAACGACGAGGTACTCGTTTTAAAGTAACTAAATAAGGTACTCCATCACTTCCTGAATTAGGATTTTCAACTTTATCAAATATTGAAGATTGAGCTAAATATGGTACTTCATACCAACGATTACCTTGAGTATCAGTAGCATCTAATATTTGTAATATATTTGTGTCTGAAATTAAAGCAGTAGAAAATTTTTCTGGGGAATTAAATGTTAAAGTAGTAGATTTAATTTCAGCCGATATTGCTTTAACTGATTTTTTTAATAGAAAATAATTATTATCTACAAAAGTAATTTCAATACTTCCTGTATCTCTAAAATCAACTTTATCTGTAGTTAAAAATTTAACATTATTAGTATTGGAAGTAACTTGTGTATTTTCAGGGACTATCAAAGCATATCTATAATCAGGTACTAAATTAGTTCCTGAACCTGATGTTGGAATTAACTGATATATATCAACTAAAGTATTAGCAGCATAAGAAACTTTAGGACGATATCCTAACATATAAGATAAAGCATATAAATTTTCTTTTTCTTTAGCATATAATAAGAAATTTTCTTGTACTTGAGTATCAATATAAAATGAAGACACATCACCTACATAAGAAGCTAATTCAATAAATAAATTTCCTGGGGTTGCTTCAGTGAAATCATTATAAACTGTTGGAAAATAAGTTTTGGCATAGTTTATTAAATTAGCCTTAAATTCAGGAAACGTTTTGTTTAAATATGATATATTATTATCTGGCATTTTATATAAATTGTACTGTTACTTGATCTGATGTTCCTGAAATTTTTATTTTATAATTAACCGTAACTGATACAGTGTTATTATCAGGAGTATTTAAATCTACTGTTACATTAATTACTTGTACCTCAGGTACAAATATTTCTACATTAGTATTAACTAAATCTGTAATAGTAGTTACTATATCTTCATTTATACCTTCAAATAATACTCTTCCTAAGTCACATCCAAATTCAGGATTAAATACTCTTTCACCCTTATTAGTAAGTAAAAGATTAACTAAATTAGATTTAATTTGGTCTTTAGTACTATATGTACTATTAAATGGACCTGCAGGGCCATTAAAAGGTAGTGATACCCCAATCGCTATATTTCCTTGTAAATCTAATGGATTTACTCGTATTGTTTGAGGTAACGGCATATTAATCTAATTGTCTTAGTCCTGATCTGTCCTGTGCAGTCATATTATTTGCTGCATCAGTAATAAATGCTAAATATGGATTTACTTTATCACCAGTAGATGGATCAACAGCATTAATTACTTTTAAATCATTGCGTTGAGGTTGTTGATAACCAAACATAGCTCCCATTTGGCTATGTAGTTGTTCACGAATATTACTACCACCAGCTACATTAGTACTAGTAAATGTTGCTGTTTTAGATTCAGTTAGCTGTGGTTTTTGTAATAGAATTTCAGTTAATTCTTCACGAACTGCTTCAGCTACTGCTTCTTTAATTAATTGTTTAAATGCATTTGCTTTCATATATATAAATATTTTATCCTTGCAAGTTTTGTTGATCTATTACTAATTTTAATTGTTCTATTAAATCATTTGGATCTAATGTAAACGATGGTTCACTTTTTAATTGTTCAATATTTTGTTTATTAATAGCAACAGCATAATGACGTTTATTACCTCTAACTACAAATCGTGGGTTATTTTCTTCGCGTAACGCAAATTTAAATCCTTTATATGGGGGGTAATCAGTTCCAAATCTAACTGGGATTGGTGGTAATTTAGATTCTAATTCACCGTTTATAGGCAACAATTGTGCTTTAAGTTCTTCTAATATTTGAATAGCTTTTTCTAAACTAACTAATACTGTTGGAAGTAATGCACTTAATGCAAGTACTATTTTATTTGCTTTTTCTAGTAATACTATAATTTTAGTAATAGCATTTACAGGAATACCAATACCTGGTGGGACAGATGTTGGAATTGGTATAGAAGATAAAATAGAAACTACTGTACTAAATACAGCAATATAAATTGTTATTTTTTGTATTTGTTCATTAATTTTAATTATTTTACTTTCATTACTTTGAATAACAGTTATAGCATTATTTCTAACAACTTTAGCATTTTCAAGTTGAGATGGATTATTAGATTCATTAGCAGCAGTTATTATAACATTTGCTTCATTAACTAATTGTTGAATTTTATCATTTTGAGAAATAACCTCAGCTATCTTATTTGTTAATAAGAGCGTTAAAATAGGTACTAAAGTTTTTTTAGCATTTTGAAGTACAGCTTTTCTTCTTTGTTTACGTGCATCTTGTTTTTCTTTTCTAGTTCTTTGTTTAGCTTTTGCTCTTGCTTCTTTACGTTTTTTTCTTTTTTCTCTTTGTTTAGCAAACGGATCAGCTAAATAATCATCTATATCTTTTTGGTTATCATCTTTTCTTTTCTTTAAATTTTCTTTAGCAGCAGCATAATTTATATCTTCTGCTTTTTTAGCAGCTTCATATTCTTCATCGTTTAATTGAGGAGGAATATCGTAAACCTGACCATTTATTACCTGTTTAGCTGGAGTATGAAGTTTTTCAAGCTGATTAAGTTTTCTTTGGTGATTTATGTCTAGTGTAATTCCTTCTTTAATTAAATCAGCTTTTTGTTTATATAATCTAGCTATAGTAGAATTTAAAGCAGCATTTGTTCCTGCTGCTACAGCTGTTTTAGCTAATTGATCTCCAAATGATTGTGGAGATTGAGATGCCTTTACATTAGCTACTATATCAGGAGAAACTAAAGCAGATACATTACCTGGAATAGGTGGTTGAGGAGGGGTTGTATTTGGTGTTATAATTTCAGCCATTATACTGTATATACTTTTTCAGATTGTATTGTTCCTAATTTATTAATTAAATTATT